GGGTATCGCGCCCCAGTATTTACTAGACCTTGATGACGTAATGCTACGCAATATGATCAGAGTTTTACACGATAGAGCTAAGGAGCTACAAAATGCCAGTAGAGCTAGAGGGGGCCGTACAACTACGCGTAGCTCTTAAACGTTTTGCGCCTGATCTAGCAAAAGAAACTCAAACTGAAATGGGTGCAGCTTTAAAGACAGTTACCCAGGTAGCACGTGGCTTTGTACCTAGTGACGGCCAGGTATTGTCAGGCTGGACTAAAAATATATCGGGAGCAGAAAACCTGACATATAGGCCTTTTCCAAAGTTTAACTCAGTACAAGCTAAGGCAGGCATTACGTACAGCACAGCACCCTCAAAGCCAAACAAAAATGGCTTTGTGGCTTTGGCACGTATTCTTAATAAGTCAGCTGGCGGTGCTATCTATGAAACCGCAGGCCGTAAAAACCCTCAGGGCCAACCTGTTTATAAGCGCGTGGGCCGTGTCTATCGCACAAGCGGCGCTGAGGATTATCCAACCGCAGATTTTCAGCTCAACTATTACCTACCGCCAGGCGGTGACCGTAAGGGCTATAACAACTCACTCAACCCTGATGCAGGCAAACAGTTTATTGATAACCTCAATTCAACAGGCCAGCTAGTCAACGCTCGCCCTAAAGGTATGGTTGGCCGCCCTACAACAAAGCAAACAGGCCGTTTGATCTATCGCGCCTGGGCTGAGGATAACGGCAGGGCTAACGCGGCTGTAATTAGAGCTATTGAAAAGTCATCAGCTATGTTTTATGAGCAAACGAAAAGAGCCGCATAATGGCAACTGATCTAGTAATCAATATAGCCAGCCAGTTTTTAGGCAAAAAATCTTTTGCTGATGCAGACAAAGCGACTAAGAAACTTACAGGCAGCGTTAAAAATCTAGGCCGCACGCTAGGGGTAACTCTAAGCGCTGGGGCTGTTTTGGCTTATGGTAAAGCCTCAGTTAAGGCAGCTAGTGATGATATTAAAGCTCAAAAGTTATTAGCTAACAGCTTAAAAAATGTTGGTTTGGCTTATGCCTCAGTTGACGTAGAAAACTTTATCAATAAGTTACAGAGCCAAACGGGTATTTTAGATGACACCCTACGCCCTGCCTTTTCCAACCTTGCAGCTGTAACGGGATCAGTAGCACAAACTCAAAAACTAATGGGGCTTGCCTTTGATGTTTCAAGCGGGTCAGGCTTAGACTATGCCTCTACTATAGATTTACTCTCACAAGCATACGTAGGTAACACAAAAGGCCTAAAGCAATTAAAGCTAGGTTTAACACAGGCCGAAATTAAGGCTATGTCTTTTGATGAGATAGTAGATACCCTCAACCAAAGGTTTAGCGGGTCAGGTGCTATTGCCCTTAGCTCTTATACAGGGCAAATGGATTTACTCAAAGTATCAGCCTCTAACGCTAGTGAGACTATTGGCACAAGCCTTTTGGGTGCTATTGGCTCGCTGGGCGGTAGTGACGGCATAAGCAAGGTAGGCGGGCAGATCGAAAGCGCCGCATCATCACTAGCTAATTTTATTGACAGTATCGTATATCTCAAAGAGCAAATTGCCAGTATCCCAGGTGCAGGCATTGTTAAGGGTGCCTTTGGCCTTGTGGGTAACGTACTAGGCCGATTTAGCCCACAGCGCTTAGAGGAGCTAATCAAAGAGGTTAAGGGGCCACAACCTTTTAGCCAGCCTATGAGTTTGGCAAATCAAGATACAGGCCGTGCAGCTTTGGCAGCTGCTAAAAAGGCTGAGCTGGATGCTATCAAGCGCAATAAAGAGCTTGCTAAATTGGCTAAGGATCAAGCTAAAAGTGCCGCTGCTACCGCTAAATCAAAGAAAGATCAGGCTGCCCTTGATAAGGCTGCCCTGGCTTTAGGTAAAGGTCAGGATGTTTTTAACCTTGATGCTATTCAAATCCAGGCTGCTTTACTGGCTAAACAACAGGAGATTGACAAGCTAGGCGTAAATGCTACAGATCAACAACGCTTACAGCTGGCTAATGACCTGGCACGCTTAACAGTTAAGCAAGACATATTGGCGCTAGAGGATGCAATTGCTAATAAAGATGTTGCCGCTGCTACTCGCCTAGCTGAAAAGTTAAACAAAGATTTACAAATATTAGGCGCTTTGCAAGGCCAAAGCTATAAATTAATTGGCATTAAAAATATTTTGGATGAGCTAAAACCTAAAGAGCTTATTGATCAAAACAACCTTAATATGACCCTGGATAAAATTAAGGAGATGCTACGCCTACTGGCCCAGGCTAATACGCAGGCTACGGCAAAGCTACCGACTAGCAGCTCATTAGGCTCAGGTATCTCAGTAGGCGATTACATAGCACCTATTGACACTAAGGGCGGCTCTATTGAGGCAATTATTGAGTACGCTGAGGCAGCTACAGAGCGTGCTAATGCTTTTGCCTTGCTACAAGAACAGCAAAACTATGCTGACTATTTATCACTTATTGAATATCAAAGAAAGCTAGGCGATTTAGGCGGCTACAGCCCTAATATGAACACAGGCCGCGGCTACGGCGCTGGCTCTACTGAGGTTATTGTGACTATTGAGGATAAGACAAGCGGCCTAATTGAGGTTGTACAAAATGCTGTACAACAAAATAACAGGTTTGGTAATAACCTTAACTATGCAGGGGCTATTGCTGTATGACAATCCCAGTAATTAACGCGGTTATTAACTTTAGTACGGGGCCTAGCTTTGCTCAGGCTATGGTTTTAGATAGCGGTATCTTAGGTACAAACATTTTGGCTGACAGCGCATCAGTTATTGTTGATGTTTCAAACGTGGTTGACAGCATACAAACTATGCGAGGCCGCAACCCTCAGGCTGATCAGTTTCAAACAGGCACCCTGACTATGCGTATCGTGGATCAAAACGGCGATTTTAACCCTCAAAACCCAGCTGGCCCTTATTACACATTATTGACCCCTATGCGTAAAGTGCAGATTACGGCTACCTATGGGGCAACTACCTACCCTATCTTTTCAGGCTTTATTACAACCTATACAACCACTACGCCTAAAAATGCTAATGATGTTGTGTACACAACTATTACAGCTGTGGATGCTTTTAGGCTTGCCCAAAATGCTCAGATTAGCACCGTGGCAGGGGCGGCAGCTGGTCAGCTATCAGGTACACGCATTAATGAGATTTTGGATCAAATTGGCTGGCCTGCAACTATGCGTGACGTAGATGCAGGTTTAACCACGCTACAAAATGATCCAGGCACAGCACGTACAAGCCTTGCAGCTATGCAAACAGTAGAGATAAGTGAGTACGGCGCGCTCTATGTTGATGCCTCAGGCTCTTTTGTTTTCCAGGATAGAGCTGTAACAGCTGGCAGCACAGGCAAAGCCCCTGTTGTGTTTAACGATAACGGCACAGACATAGGCTATTTTGATGCGGTTTGGAGATTAGACGATACCTTAGTTTATAACTCAGCCTCTATTACTCGTACAGGTGGCACGGCTCAAACAGCTATCAATCAAGCCAGCATAGATAAGTACTTTATCCATAGCTATAACCAACAAAACCTTTTAATGGAAACTGATGCGGTAGCCCTGGATTACGCCCGTGCTTATATTGCCTCACGGGCTGAAACCTCTATCCGCTGTGATGCTATCAAGCTAGATTTATATACAGACAATTACAACGCTGGCATTATCGCGGCCTTAGGCCTTAATTATTTTGATCCAGTAACCATTACAACTAATCAACCTGGCGGCTCAACGCTAACTAAAACTTTGCAGGTGTTCGGCGTAGCACAAAGCATCACCCCTAACAGCTGGAAAACAACACTAACCACTTTAGAGCCGATTATTGACGGCTTTATATTAGACTCATCCATATACGGCTTGCTTGACAGCGGCGTATTGGCCTACTAAGGAGCAAAATTATGGCAGCTGGACAAGGTTTTAAAACCTTTACAACAGGCGAGGTATTAACCGCAGCTGATGTTAACGGCTATTTGATGCAAGGCGTGTTGGTGTTTGCCAGCGCCGCAGCTCGTAATGCTGCAATTACCTCACCACAAGAAGGGCAATTTGCCTTTACAAAGGATACTAATGGCCTTTGGTATTATGACGGTGCAGCCTGGGTAGCATCAGGTGCAACTGGAGATATTGAGGGCGTTACAGCTGGCGTAGGTATTTCAGGCGGCGGTACCTCAGGCACAGTAACTATTACTAACGATATGGCTACGACAATTACGGCCGCAGGTGATTTAGTAGTAGGTACAGGTAGCGGCACTTACGATAACCTCCCTATTGGTACAACCGCGCAGGTATTGACGGCAGATACAACAGTTAGCCCGTATAAAGTAAAATGGGCTACGCCGTCTGCAAGTACACCCACTTTTGTGGGTGTTTCTGTATATCGCGCTAACCCTGATCAAGCGATAGCAAACGCAACTTGGACAAATGTTAATTGGACAGCTGAAAACTTTGATACCGACGGTTTCCACGATAACAGTACAAACAATACTCGCTTAACTATTCCAACAGGCAAAGGCGGTTATTATCACGTCACGAGCCAAATTGGATTACAAGGAAATAATGGCACGGAGTGGAGTATGCGCATACAAAAAAATGCCGCAAACCTACGTTATAACGTTAATACAGGACAAACCTATGACGCCTCCCTTGCACTCGAATTTACTACTAACCTGGTAGCGGGTGATTATCTGGAATTAAGTACTTACCAAAACTCAGGAACGAGCAAAAATCTATTTCAGGGCACACTCTACGGCTGGTTTGAGCTAATTTATTTAGGAGCATAAAATGACATTATTTGAGCAAATAATCCAAGCATTACCCGAGTTAGCAGATAATATAAAAGAGTTTGGCGTTTTTGGCAGCATTGAATTAAAAGATGACTCAGACGGTTTAGGTGCCTATATTGCTAAATGGGATTACTCAAAGCCTATCCCTGACGGATTAAAACTAGGCAAATGAGCCTTACAAGCTATAACGGCTGGCCAGCCTCAAAGGATCAGGCAGAGATTGGCATAAAGTCTTACCCTGTACCTGGCAGCACTATTAAGCTGCGTTGTGCAGAAAAGGTTGCACCGTTGCTTGTGGGTTTTGCCGCTGAGTTTCATAAACTAATTGAGCCTATTGATGAGGGCTCTTTAGATGATTGGGGCTACTGTTTCCGTATGGTACGAGGCACAACTGACAAACTGAGTAACCACAGCTCAGGTACAGCTATAGACCTTAATGCGACACAACACGCTTTAGGCAAGGTTGGCACTTTTGAGCCTGGCAAGGTACCTATGATCCGCGCCCTAGCTAAAAAGTATGGCCTAATCTGGGGCGGCGATTACAAGAATAGAAAAGATGAAATGCATTTTGAGGTAGCTATCAAACCTGAAAAGGTAGAGGCCTTTATTAAAAAATTGGAGCAAACAAATGCCAACTAGCACACAAGTAATTGTAGGCACGACAGCAACCGTATTAGCTGCCGCAACAAACTTTGATCAAACAGTATGGCTACACAACTCAGGCGGCGGTGTGGTTTATATTGGCGCTGCTAACGTCAGCACAGCAAACGGCTACAAGCTAGATAATGGTGACAAAATGGAGTTGCCCGTAGGAGATCACGAGGCGCTGTACGGCGTAACCGCATCAGGTACTAATACCGTGTGCGTACTTACACAAATAAACTAAGGGCATTACAGGAGCTAATAAATGAAAGAGCAAGCAATTGCAGCTGCAAAATCTTACGCGCGTGCCGCTTTGGCAAGCGTGGCAGCTTTGTATATGTCGGGTATTTCAGACCCTAAAGTATTGGCTAATGCCTTTATTGCTGGCCTAATTGGGCCACTACTAAAAGCTCTACAGCCCTCAGAAAAGCAAATTGGCGTAGGAGCTAAATAATGGAACAGGCTCAGCTGCTAGTTGGTATAGCTTTAGGTAGTTTTACCATTTTGGGGCTAGCAGCTGGGCTTATACGCCACTTAGTTAAGTACTACCTGGCAGAGCTAAAGCCTGACGGTAACGGCGGCCATAACCTAAGGGGCCGTGTTGACCGTATTGAGGCCCGCGTGGATAAGATTTACGAAATGCTTTTAGAGGATCGCTTAGCTAAATAGGGCGTGTCTTATTGCGTTTTGTCAGCCCTTACCCTCATACTTTTGTTACACACGCTGAGAGGGCTACTCGCGTTAGTAGCTCAATCGGCCTTAACAAAGGGCGAAGTATGAACAGTTTGGACTTATTAATAGGCCTTGCCGCTTGCGGTATGGGCTTTATGTTTATGGTAATTGGCTACTCAATTGGCTTTAAGCACGGCCACGGCGAGGGCTATGTAAGAGGGCGCAATATTGCCAAAGCTCTACGTGATGCGGAGCTAATCAAATGAGTAATTTTTTAGAGGGCTATGAGGACGTTAACGCCAGGATTATCAGGGCGCGTGCTGAGTTTCCAACAATGCGATTAGTTGCATATATTGAGGATATAGATATAACAAAAGGTTATATATTGGTAAGAGGCGAGGCCTACCGTAATTATGATGACGAAAAGCCCAGCGCTGTAGATTATGCCTTAGAGGTTAGATCAGACCGCGGCGTAAATCTGCACTTTTGGGTAGAAAATGCGATCACAAGCTGTTACGGCAGAGTTATAGGCCTGCTCACACCTGGAGGCATAGCTCGCAGCACAAAACAAGATATGGAAAAGGTAGAGGCGCTATCTACACGTGATGTTGCCCCTATTACTGATGACCTTTGGGCCACAAATGCCATAGCTGCAACAATTAAAAACGTAGCTGATGAGTTAGGCGCAAGCGTGATTGAGGGTAAGCCTGAGTGCAAGCACGGCGCACGCGTTTGGCGTGAGGGTGTAAGTGCTAAGACAGGTAAAGCCTGGGGCAATTACAGCTGCGTTGAAAAGAGCAAAGCTACTCAATGTGACCCTTATTGGTATGTCTTTACAAGTGACGGCACCTGGAAACCTCAAATATGACAAAACAACGACTAATTAAAGCTCTCGTTATTGTTGAGGTTTTGCTATGTCTAGCCTTGATTGGCTGGGTGCTGCTATGAGCGATTACTCAGAGATCATTAACGTACAAGCTATGACAGGCAAACTGCTAAAAAACGGTGAGGTTGTGGCTGAGTACAAAGTAGAGAGCTGTGACAGGTGCAGCAAGATTAGCCAGCTTGATCCTTTTGGCTATCAAAAAAGCCACTCTAAAGAAAACCTTATATGGTTTTGTAAGGAGTGCCGCTAATGTTTAAAGTGGTACTAGACGTTAGGCAAGCAAACGTAGCTATAGATACAGGCATCATAAGAGCTAAGCGGTACAAAACACAGTATGACGGTGTAAGTACCAAAAAGAATTATGATCAAGAGCGCAACGGTGGCAGCTTTGCTGAGTTTGCTACAAAGCAAATTGATGCTGTGGGCGCTGAAACCGCCGCAGCTGAGTACCTGGGCGTAATGGACTATGAGCCCTCAAATGAGACATACAAGGATAAGGCTGACATAGGCGAAAACGTAGAGGTAAAACACACCTACCGCCGTAATGGAAACCTCATTATTAGCAGCATAGACAGAGACAGCGATATAGCTATATTGGTTATTGGCCGTATGCCTGTTTATGTTGTAATTGGTTGGTTTGAGGTACAACTAGCTAAACAAGATAAGTACAGGTCAGAGCTTATTACTGGCGATAGCTACCTAATCCCACGTGCAGACCTGCACCCTATGCAACACCTGGCTATGATTGGAGAGGCTGTATATGGATATCATACGGTTTGAGTGTAGAAAGTGTAAAAAAGTAACTGATCAAATTGAGCGCATAGTTAGCGATAACCTGCCGCCGAACGTTAAAACCCTACAATGCTGCACCTGTGGGTGTATGAGCGTGTGTTTAATAGTGGCGGCTGATGATGCCAACGTATGAATATGAGTGCATTAGTTGCAGTATCCGCTATGAAATCACAGAAAAGTTAGCTGAGCATACAACGCCCTATTGTTGTAACTTTATGATGAGGCAGGTGTATCACGCCCCAGGTATCAGCTTTAAAGGTACGGGCTGGGGTCATCAATGATTAAATATAAATGGATGTGTGCCTGCAAAGTGTGGATAGAAACAGACACAATGTCACAAATGGATCAGGCCAAAGCTAGACATTACAAATGGCACGTAAAACAAGGTGATGTAGATGAGTAAAAAGTTATCCACAACCCTTAATAACCTGTGGATGACACGCCAAAACCACGCGTTAGTTATCCACAATATGGCTTTACGCTTGACACTTACGCTAGCATCACAACTCGCTGGCGAGCCGCTGAGGCGGATAGCTCGCAGGCGAAGTTTTGCGCTATTGGCCGCGCTATGTGTAATTGGGATTACGCCAGCAATAGGTGATGATCAAAACAAAGAGCTATATAAACTCTATGCTCATATGAAATTAGGTAATGATAAGCAATATAGATGTTTGGTTACCTTATGGAGATTAGAAAGCAATTGGTCACCAACAGCTGATAACAAACACTCAACAGCCTTTGGTATTCCACAGCTACTAAAGATGAAAGAGACAAACCCTTATAAGCAAATTGATTTAGGATTGAAATATATTAATCATCATAGGCTGTACAAAGGTGATGTATGCAAAGCATTAGATAGACATAAGAGAGTAGGCCATTACTAATGAGAGCTAAAGACCCTAGAGATCAAAGGCGCTATAAGGCTAGGAGATTGCAGGTACTTAACGCCTCAGGCTGGGTGTGTTATTACTGTGGCGGTGAGGCAAGCCAGGTTGATCACGTAATCCCGATTGCTAGCGGCGGTGACCCTATGAGTTTGGACAACCTTGTACCTGCCTGCAAGCGCTGCAACCTTGCTAAGGGTAAAAAGTCACAGGGCGTTTTTTTAGCCACTAAGGTTTTCTTTAGAGTGGCTTTTTTGATAGCCAAAAGGATCAAGCTGGCTAATCTTGCTGCACCTGTCACAGCTCTCTACTTTGTACTCAGCCACAACCTCACCGTTTTTTAACAGTTTGCCTGTCATAGCTTGTACGTTAATGA